GTGGTCCTGCCCACACCTTGAACTCGTCACATCGTGAGTTGATGATCCGCTCAAATTTCCAGGTGTCATAGAATTCAGTTTTACCGAACGACTTGATGTACGTTGATTGCTTCAACGTAGGACGCTGACCATTGATTCTGTCGTATACATTTGTGAGTTGAGTTCGACGGCCAGGGTCATAAGGGCACGAGGCTATCCACTCCTCAAACGTAGACGGCGCTACCACAGGAACATCGCGAATTTGCTGCTTGACAAACTGGCGAAATTCCCGCAGTAGTTTTTGGTCAGGTTCCGGCAAGTCGCGGCAAAGCCGCTTCTTGAGACCAGAAACCAAAGTGGCTGGATCATTTGTGTCGTTGCAAATTGGACAGTACGGTGGGACTGCCCCGAAAGGAAGTCTCCTGAACAACTTGCGACGCGGACCACGGTCAAACGGTAGATTTAAAGAGATAGTGGATTTGATCGTGGGCTCGTCAACTGGCGCCTCCACAGACCTCATACCCACAGCATAAACCTTGTGAGTAGAGTCGGTGAAGGGACTCAGTGGACGTGCAATTTCCCGGCCTCCACTCCCAGGCCCATCCGAAAACCCTCGCAGTGTGCAATTGTGCACATAGCAACGTTACCCATGGAAAGGTCAACAGCAAGGCGATCTGGCTGCGGAATGCTGCTCAGACGATTTATTTTCGCCTGAACATTGGCACTAAACGCAGCAGGATCTGCGAGGGGGTGAGTTGTGGCTAGGACACTGGAAACAACGTGAGGCAGAAAAGGAAGACGCACATATTTCCATGTCCTAACCAATCGCGTTTTGAGCAGTGGGATCAGGGATGAAATGACCCCAACAATGGTCATGAACGTGACGGCCTTCTGTCCGGTCAGTGCGGCAAGAACACTCTCGATTGCCAGAAGGCCCGCCGAGGCGGTAGGAAACCATGCATAAAAGAGTGATTTCCAAATGGACGGGGGTTCGGAATAGTGTGCCATGACAACATCAACCCTGAGATCTGCATTGACAGGTTTGACGTTCCTTGACTCCACAAGCCGCTGTTCTGGTTCGTCAAAGGTGGGAAGAACATCACGCAGAACAGTAACCTCGTCCAGCAGAGGGGTCCTCCACAAATTCGACCACCATCCCTGCACTCCCCGCCACGCATCCACGAGAGGTTCGGTCCAATCTCTCGCACGTGCTATGAGCTGAGTGGCAGAAAAAGCCATCTTAAGACCGGCCTTACACATTTCATCAGGAATTGTCAAACCATCAAGCAAAGGGCGCTTGCGCTTTGGCAACAGGCTGATATCGTTAAGGGGAGTGGCTTCCAGTATATAAGGATATGCTGGATTTTCCTCGCTCATCATGTTGCGCAGTCTATCTTCCCAAAGTGTAAGATCGGGAGCTGCCGCAACCTTCTTTGCCTCCTCAATTGTGGTTACAGGTGTAGCAACCACAGGTGGATGTGGCTGAGAAGCGGATGATGTGGAAGCGGAAGATTTGTTTTCCTCCACCACCACAGGCGATTTGTGTTCGCCTGTCGGGCAATCAGATTTGTGTTCTGGTTGCTTAACATCCTCTGCTTTCTTCTGGGGGCGTGGCTGGTGCGTCAACTTGCCGTGGTCGACCACCACACGCTCATACGGAGTGACATCCAGATCGATGTATTGACGGCTGCTGATCTGCTCAACAGTCGGGTGGTAAAACTCAACGTTGGGCACATCTTTAGCCGTGTACCCCAGAACCACAAGACGACAACCACACGCGTTGCAATGTGACATCTCGTGGTACTTGCGCACATCCAATCCCGCCCAAGCAACCGTGATGATGCCTGCAGGACACGGTTCCTTTTGTTGCGGGGCCTTCTCTGCACGACGGTGGACAGGTCCGGGGTTCTTTGCATCTCTCCTGCTCCTGGCAAAGTCTTCCCTCCCGGTTTTGGCTAAGACATCTCCATGTGTTGAAAGCAAAGTCCTAGCCACAACTGCTTGCTCTTGCTCCCTTTCGACGAGTTGATGCCTCAAACGAGCAATCTCTTTTTGTGTAAGCGAGTGCTGGAATGAGGGTACAAATATGTTAGGCATATCTGTAGATCTAAAGGAGGGCATTGCACCAGTTCTTTTCCACCTGGCCAGTTCAGAAACGAGCTCACCCTGGAAACGAAACATTCCAACTCGCTTAACTGGCCGTCCTGCTGGGGCGCGGAGACGTGCTGCCTCACTCGTTTCTGCGCCACCAGAGCCTCCAAGTCCAAGTGCCTCCCAATTCTCTTCCCATTGCTTCAATTGTGATGGGATCTGGGAATGTTCAAACCTGTTTTGTTTCTTTTGTG